ACATCCCAGCCACAGAAGCCGCGTACCATTTCCCCGGCGACTTCATCAAGATTCACCGGAACATTATTGTGTAGCGACGGGTAGCGCATATTTCCCCCTCTCAAAAGGAATAATCGTTTTACTTCAAGGTGAGCTTACCGAACGCCTTCGGCTGCTTGACTGCCAGCAACAGGCGTTCCTCAGCGAGGACACGGAATCGGTTGTACAGGAAGTCATCATTAACATTGTTGCTAACTTCCACGCGTACGCCGCCCTTACGGTACACGGTCGCGCCCTTAGAGCTACCGACAAGAACGGTCTTAGGCGGTACAGCCTTAGACACGTAAATAGGCACACCGAAAGCGTTCAGGTCTGCAACAAACGGGCCATTGCCATACGGCGCGTACGCGGGGCCACCAAAAAGATACTGGCCATTAGAGTCGGTCGCCAGGCGAATACCCGCGATATCCTCAGGGTTCACGATAACCGCATCAACCGACAGGCCGGAAGCCGCTTCAATCTTGGTCTTAACCTTGTACATGCTTTCCAGCACGTCCTTAGCGGCGGTGGTCGCTACAGCCTCGGAGAAAATACCCGGGGTAGACAGAATACCAGTCAGGTCATTACCGGTACCAGTGCCAGAAACAATCTGCTCTTCCTCTGCCTTCTTGAGCTCGTCCAAAAGCTGCTCATTGATGAGCGAGGACAGGAAACCCGCGTCCTCTGCCATCTCGTCGGACTGTGCAACCCAGCCCGCGATCTTGCGGAGCGGGAGGGTCTTAGTCTCGAACGCCGGGGCGGTCGCGCCGGGCTTCTTGCCATTCTCGCCAACCACGCCGGGGCGTCCGCTCGAAGAAGTCCATTCGTTAGCCACGAAATAGGTGAGCGAGTTGCCGGACAGGGTGCCGCTCGACAGCCACGAAGCGACGGAGAACGGAAGAGCGTAAGGCTTGATGACGTTCTTATCAACGTCAGTAAGCGCGACAGTCAGACCGTTACCGGTAACCGCGTTTGCGGTGGTGGTCGGGTCGCCCGGTGCCTTAGAAGAGTAGAACTCGCCTCGGGTGTGCTGAACCTGCGCACCCAGAGCCGAAAGAGTACCGGACTTCATGAAAGCGGCGGCAACCTGTTCACCCAGCGAACCAGCCGGGGCGGGAGTCTCAACCTCTGCCGCCTTCACGGACTCGCGCGCGGTGCCCATGCTCTTAAACATGGCGCGGGCTTCATCTGCCGCCTTGATAGTCGCTTCCAGCTCGGTTACTTCCTCGCTAATTGCCTTGAGCTTGGTCACGTCGCCTTCACCGCGTTCTACGGCTTCCAGCTCTGCCGCGCCCTTGACTCGTGCCTCTTCCAGGCGCTCGTGAATAGTCTTAGTCTCGGACATATCCACTCCTTTACTTCTTGAAAATGTTCTTGAAATATTCGCGCTCTGAGTCTGAGAGCGTACACGACTTGACCGGCGCGGGTGCCTCTTCATTGGCCGTTTCCGGCTCCTCTGAATTGCCCTCGCTATCCAGCTCCTCATCACTACTATCAGTCTTAGCGGAATCAATGATATTACGGAGAACGTCTACTACTTCTTCCAGCTGCTCGATAGCGCCGGGGGTAGAAATAGAAATAGAATCGTCGTTCTTCATTGCTGATTTTACCATGTCAATACTCGTAGCGGTGTTCGCGCCAATCTGCACTACCGACACTTCAAAAATATTCAGTTCTCGAAGCTCGTTCACGCCGCCGAACTTAGCGCCCTTCTCAGGGACAAAGTGGCTATCAACCACCTCATAAGCGAACGACATTTGATTCACCGCGCCCGCCTTCAACGCACGGTACGCGGCGGCGGCCTTCGGATTCTCAAGGTCAAGGCTTACGCAGACCTTGAGACCGTGCTCATCCTCAACCGCGCTAATGGTCTTTCCTAGAATAAATTCCGGGTCGTCCATGCGGTGAGACCAATAGCACGGGATACCCGCGCCGTCGTCCGGGAAGCTCTTAGCCAGCGACTTAGTGAACGCGCCGGGCATCACCTTGTCGCCGCAAGAATCGACGTTGCCGAACACGGAGGCGTAGCCTTCAAAAATGCCGCTGCCGTCTTCGGTTTCGTGGAAGCCTGCCGCGTCCTTAAACTGAATGGTCATTCGTTTTCTCCTCAAATGCAGTAATCATGTCCACGAACGCCCCGCCCTGCATCTTAGCGAGCGCGTCGGTAATACCCTTTGCAAATTCTGCGTTGCCGTTCAGGTCATCCGTAAGTTCACGGGTGAGCCTATCCCACGGCATGGAGTCAATTCCTCGCGCGGTTTTGATGCGGTCGCACCGCTCCAAGAATTTTAGAATGACCGTTCGGTTTTTGCCGCCGCCCTGAAATGCGGTGCCGCCATCCTGTGGGCTTGTCTGTCCACCCACTACAACGTTTAGCGGGGTAATCAGCTCGTCAGCCCCCGGCATATCAAGCGGCGGTAGATTCATTAGCGCGCGGGATTCATTGCGAGTCATCCACGCGCCGCCGGTCGCCGTGGACATGATAGCGGCCTGCGTCTCGAAGTCGCCGCGTAGCATTCCCTCGGTATTGAACTCAACGAAAAATTCCGTATTGTCAATTCCCAGTAGCGGCAAAACAAACGCATTGATGCGGTCTTCAATGAAACGGATACGAGAGCCTAGCGTGTTCTTGAACAACATGCGGTTACGCTCTTTCAAGCTGCCGTAGGATTCAGTCGAATCAGCACCAACCATACCCGGCGGGATCTGATAAACCTGTGCCACCGTCTGCAAGGACAGGCGCACGGAGTCCGCCCATTCCTCATCTGCACTCTTGAACGCATTAGATTTAATCTCAATACCATCTTCAAGAAGCGGAGTAGAGCCAGCGCGTGAACCGGTATCGCTCGTAAAATCTTCCCACATGGCATAGAAGCGGCGGCGCGCCGTGTTATCCCAATCCGGCGCGTTCACCGGACGGGAAAGATACGTACCCACGCGGCCATGATTACGCCAAAACTGCACACGGTACCGGCGCGAATGGTAATTCTCTTCCAGCACCAAACGGAGAGAATCCACCGGGGACGACGGGGACGTTAGCCCGGGACTCCAGCCGGTAAAAGCCACACAATTATCAGGGGAGATTTTCAGCTCCTCGGAACCGCCGGGCACCTTCACCGAATAGTAATCAACCGTCGAGAAGTCCGCAAAAACCGGGGAAACCCAGCCCGCCGGGAACGGGTGAATCTCGGTAGCGCCGTCTTCACCGGGTGCGAAAAACCAATAGGCGCGGTTATACAGCGCCATATCAGCAACCAGCGCGTAGATCAACTCGTACCCAGTCATATAGCGGTTCGGATTACGCGACAGGCGGGCGTGTGCCAGCGACTCGGTTTCACGCGAGCGCGAACCATCACCGCCGCGCTTAAAACTGTGAATCGACAGCTGCGCAATGTTGGAAGCCAGGAAGTCGATAGCGGTTCGTAGGTGCGGTTGGTAGCGGTACATTGATTCATAGCTTGCGTTTTGCGGTGACACTGCATCTGCCCCGCCGCCGCCGTTCACGAAAATATCAACCGGTCGCCCGTCCCAGGCCGCCGCTGTACGCGGGGTACGCGAGCGGAACGCGTCCACAATAATATGACCAATATTAGAGATACCCGGCGCTACCACCACTTACCCCCTTCATCTTCTTCTTGCTTATACCACATCTCAGGTTCATTATACGCGCTTTCTTTTTTCGCCCCTGCAACACTGTTCAGCAACCCCCATAGGGCGAAAGCGGCGGCGCAAGCCGGGGCAATATCAACCGGGGATTTTTCGCGATTAAATAGGAAAGCGTCGCCCGTCGATTTGGTGCGAATCTCAGAGAGCGCGCCTATGAGCGTTTCCTGCTCAATCCAGCTAACGTTTTTCTCCATCACCCGGTCATAGAACAGGCCGTAGGCATTGGGTAGGTCGCCGCCCTCGCACCGAACAACCGGCGTACCCGCCTGTTCAATGAACGGGATTAGAGAAGATGCAGCACAGCCGCGCCCCTGCATGATTACGGCGGCGGGCTCGAACGCTAGACCATTCGCTAGGAACTCGGGTACCCATTCAGTGAACGCGCGTTGAGTCACGAACTCTACGTGTGGTTTTCCGTCGTCCCGAAAACCGGCAATGCTTAGGCTCGTCATTTTCCTATCGCGCGAAACGTCCACCGACAAATAGATAGGCGAATCAGGCGCGATCATAGATTCAGGGTCTAGGCACGCGTCCAGCTCCTCGCTACTGAACAGCGAGTCCGCTGTTACGTTCACCCACTGACACAGATTCTCCGTCCTGAATTTGTGTTCAGGTAGACCCGCGCCGGGTTCACCGACTAGCGCGGCCTTCGATGCGAGCACGTCGCCGGTAATCGCGTCCGGGTACCCTAGCGACGGGTTAGCCTGCCTCCATCCGTCTGTGTCCCAAATATCGCAATCATCCGGCGCGCTCCACTCGAAGAGTCCTAGCGACGGGTCGGACGGCGAATAATCTTCACCGTGTTTCTCTGCCGCCGCCCGCGCCTCCATCTCCTCAAGAGCCTTAGCACGGAGCGAGCGCAATACCTCAGATTTTGCCTCGCCCGCATTAGACACGGCGATAGTCTGAGCTGACCAAACGGCGTTTGTCGTGTTGGTCATTGCTGCCCAGGCGCTCCAGTCCCTTTGTTGGCGTAGCTCATCAAAGGCAAGATCAGTTACGGTTAGGCCGCGGCCGCCGTCGTCCGAAGCCGCTTCACATTTCCATTTCGCGCCGTTCTCAAGCTTAAAAAACTTGTTGCCGTTGGTATTAGACCTCTGCATGATCTTGTCATGCATCTCTGAGATGGACACTGTACGGTGCGCCGCGTCTAGAATTTCCTCAGCTAGAGACAGCTTGTGCGCCGTGCTGAGAATTAGCAATTCTTTTTCTCGGTTCTTCCACGTGAACATACGCCATAGAAGCCGCGCGCTCAGAACAAACGATTTTCCGTTCTGTCGAGACACAAGAAGCACCACAGTTTCATAGCGGAGCTTAGGGCGCGGGTCGCCCGTCTCATAGCCAGGCTCCAGCTCCAGCGAGTGCAACAAAAACCACTTCTGCCAGGGGTGCAAGCTCAACCCTAGGTCACGCTCTGCGAATTTGATAGCTTCAAATCCAAATGTGGTTAGCGGGGTAAGTTCACGAAGCGGGCGCGTCCACAAGCGCGGCACCGCTTTACCCTTCAACTTGGAATAGTCGCTAATCCTCTTCACCTTCAATCTCTGCCATAATACGGGCAACTAGCGCCGGGTCTTCCTTGCCGCGCTGTTCGATAAGCTCATCTATGCGGTCGGTCTCGGTCGCCTGCTTCTCTGCGTCCTTACGGGAAACCGGCGAACAGAACAGCGAGTCTAGCGCCTTGTTGAGGTTCGGCCCTGCAATATTCAACGCTTTCAAGAGCAAATCAAAATCACCGTCTTCTTCGTTGTAGCGGTCGTAGGCTTCATCCAACGAAGCGGCATACTTCAAGGCAAGCGCACACTTAGCGCTATCTGCATTCTTAATCAAACCGTCATTCACGGCGGCGGTGATAGATTCTTGCACGGTCTTCACCATGCCGATACGCCAAATATTCATGTAAAAGACCTCTAAATGCTATAATCGCGCGCGCGATGCCCGGTAAATTCCAGCGGGGGGAGATTGACACTGCGCCCAGGTTTGAGTGTCGAATGGGTGTTCTATTTTTTTACCGCCCCCCCCGTATGTGTGTTCTATTGGGGTGTTCTAGTTCGGTTTCTAGTTTACCGTACCCAGGCGCGGGTTGTTGGGTTGGTTTTTGCGGTCTGTCGGTTATTGCCTTTGGCCCTGTTGCATCCTGCGTGTGTGGCTCGGAAGTTTGCGGGGTCTAGTTCTAGTTCTTTGTGGGTTGCTACGGCGAATAGGTGGTCTAGTTCGAAGGCATCCATGTTCACGCTACCCCACTCGTCGTTGTGCGGTAATGCGTAATCTATGGGATGTCCACAGATATTACAGGGTAGGTTAGCGGCGGCGGCGTAGCGTTTAAACTTCTGTTGTGCTGCGCGGTAGCGTGAATCTCGTTTGTTGGTCATGGTCACCTCTTGGGTAAGGGTTAGCCCCGGCTCCTACTTTGTTCGGTCGCCGGGGCTATGGAATATCCTGTGTGTGGTTCGTAGGTTACTAGGGCCCACTCGAAACAACGCCGTAATCATTCTGTGAATGTTACGTGTCTAGTATAGCGCATACTATCCGTTTTCCTCTGAGAGTTGGTTTAGTATTTCTGCCATGTAGTACGCGCCTTCTGTGTTCGTGTTTACCGTTAGGTTTAGGTAGGTTATGACCTCTGGCGTATCGTCTTTCCGGGGTATGGTGTCGGTCTTGATGGTGACGGTGAGTGTGCCGGGCGCGGCGGGGGA